CAATACTGGAAATGAGGTAAAGTATACCATGAGCTGATTTGGGCAGCGAGCGTTTAGCATTATCTTTGCGCGCATACCCAGCCATTGAGTAGGCAGCTTCAAACGGTACTGGAAATTTAACTCCATTTCGTTCAGCTTCAATCCAGCCATCTAGCAAACTCGCGATGTCTTGTCTTACAATAGTCATTAGTGAGCCTTTTCAGAGGTTTACCATCCCTGCGAGATCGATAGTGCCAACTATCACTCGGCGAGGGATATCTCTATTATATCAGCTAGTTGGTTAATCGACTAACATTTTGATTAGACCGTACTTGCAATATATATACAGCAAGTACGGTACAGCCATTCAACACTCAATCGATTAAACTGTAGATAGAATTCATCTATAGATTTATGATTGTAATTACCCTGCTCGGACATCTCAAGCGATTCGGTACTTTCAAAATGGACGTGAGGACGGCATCAGAGGCGGTCAGAGCGATCGAATCACAGTGTGAAGGGTTTGGAGACGCGCTCAATAATAATGTGCTGTATGAACTGATTATCGACGACGGTAGGGAGGCGGCGAATAGCATGGAGTTGGCACAGTTAACAATTCAGCACTCGCTCACAATCTGTCCTGTCGTGAGTGGTTCGGGTGCGATCGGGCGGATCATACTAGGTGCAGTATTAGTCGGCATCTCGTTTTTTATGCCTGCTGCTTTTTTGGGATTATCCTCTACTACTGTCGGTCTGTTTGGGGCATCTTTGATTATCGGCGGCATTACCCAGCTTTTATCGCCACAACAAGAGCAAACTTACAATGGCAATAACTTCGACGCTTCGAGCGTCAACCGCGCGGTACAAGGTCAACCAGTGCCGATCTTATTTGGGCAGAGGTTCATTACCCCGCTCCCGATTAGTACGTGGGTCACAAATCAAAACGTCAGTGTTTACTACAATCCATTGCCGCAATAATTTGTTACTTATCTTAATTTGATTGATTAATCGAGTAGAATATTATTATCAACACTTTGAGCAATAAGATGGTGGCTTTAGCCAAAGAGCACTCGGCGGCGTTCGCAGCATTACTAATTAGCGTGATAGCGACGGGCTATGCACTGGTTGACGGTACAGTGTCAAAAGAATTATTTATACTTTACGGCGTACAAGCCACTGGACTTTATGGAATCTCACAACAATCGAGAATTTCGCAATACAACATCAGCCCAGGAAAACAAAAAGAAGATCTGTAGCTGCAAGCCGATCATGTATCAATCGGTCAGACACAATAATAATAATTTAATGACTCACGTTGGCTTTATCATGACGATTGCGGGATTCTTGCTGGTAGCATTTGCTACGCCACAGCAACAGCCACGGCATGGTAATTTAGCAGAGATTGAACACGAGGCTGTTAGATAATGCCTGACATTGTTGGTCTCAATTTTGGATTAGTCAAGTCTACGCCAGACTTAACCGATCTGTTACCAATTCAGAGCATAGACGGCATCACTCACCCTACGCCAATATCGGGGGTAGTCGCTGCAACAATCGCATCAACTGGCTTTACGACTAAGGTCAATCAGTTGATTGGATCGGGCAGCGGTGGCATAGCCGATGGTGACAAGGGCGATATCACTGTATCGGGCAGTGGCGCGGTGTGGTCGATCGATGCTAATGCCGTCACTTTGGCAAAAATGACACCGATCGCGACAAGTAGATTACTGGGTAGGGCTAGCGCGGGATCTGGTAGTGTCGAAGCGATTACAATTGGTAATGGTTTGACGTTGACGGGTACGACATTATCAAGTACTGCCGTGTCGGGTGGATCTGGTGGATTATCACCGTGGATTACTAAAACAGCGAACTACACGGCTATTGCTGGCGATCGGTTGCGAATCGATGCTACTGCTGGGGATGTGGTGATTTCGCTCCCTGTGTCGCCTACTGCTACTGATAGCGATATCTGGCTACAACGGCTCGATACCAGTGCTAATAAAGTTCTAATTCGTTCTGGGGGTAATAAACTTAATGCTCAGACTGCCAAGGATGGTGTATTTGCTCCATCAGTTGTTCAGCTAATTGAGCGACTTAGTTATGTTGATGCAACGATTGGCTGGCTGGGACAGTACGATAGACTGAGTTATCAAAATGCCCCAGCCGCTAGTGGTAGCGATCCATTATTTGCTAATGTCGTCCTATTAATGCCAATGACCACAACGTCGGGCATTACAGATATTAAGGGCAAGATCGCGACCAATCAAGGGGCAACACAATCTACGGCAATCCTCGATCCATTTGGTAATAACGCTGGTGTAATGTATTTTCCAGGTGGTGGGGCGAGGATATCTATAGCTCAAAGTGCGGATTTTGCTTTTGGATCTGGAGCGGAAGCAATTGATGGTTGGTTTTACCCAACTGCAATACCTGGTGGAATTGTTTGGGGATTGATGGATACTCGTATGCAGCTAGCAAGATCTGACTGGAGGATCGCGGGAGAATCTACAGGGAGAATTGGGTTTAGCGATTTTTCGTACAACACGGCACCGTTCAATGAGTTTGGTGATTCGCCGCTAATTCTCAATCAGTGGAATTATTACTGTACGTCGAGGACTATAAACACTACAGAAAATCACAAGACATGGCTCAATGGCTCATTAATTGGCACTGCTACTACGCGCAATAATGCCATAACCGCCGCAGGGAATCTAATAATCGGAGATATCATCGATACAGCTCCAGATTATAGCGGCAGTTTTACAGGCTATATGTCCAACCTCCGCATCACTCGCGCTTATCGTGATGGCTCGATCGTTCCTACAGCTTCATTCCCGATTAGTTAAATGATAGAACTACTCAAAGCCGAAAACAATAGCGCGATTATCAACGCCAATATTATCGATGGTGCGATTAATGCTGGTCTAATAATCGCGTTACCACTATCGCCCAACAGCATAGTTTTCGAGGGTGAATTCGAGAATTATCTAGTCGAACTGCCCGATGAATTAGTCAACCAGGGCATGACTAGTTCACTTGTTGATGTCGATCTACCGTTCTCAATCGTTGCCAAATGACACTCACATTCCCCTATCCAGTTAAAGCCGACATCACCGATGAGATGTCATTGCCATCAATTGTGTTGTCGTATGGTGATGGCTGTAAGCAGCGATCGCCTGACGGGTTAAATCTACCTAAAACTGTTTGGAATATTCAGTGTCCTCTTGACAGCAAAGCCAAAGCAATCGCTCTCAAAGCATTTTTAATTAACGTTGGGAACTCAATTCCTTTTTTGTGGCAATCGCCACTCGACACTAAGCCAGAGTTTTATTATATTACTGGGAAAATTGGCGGCAGCTATCGATTAGGTGGTGCTTCAAAACCTGACTTTTTTGTGAGGACGATGCAGTTTGAATATGCCAATATCGCGATTGTGAGTTCGATTGTCATTCAACCAACGTTTACGCCAACAGTATCTGTCGATTCAGTTGCGTCAACAGGATGGGTAGTATCGCGGACTGGATCGGTTAGTCTGCCGTTGATTGTAAATTTAACGCTAACAGTCACGCCAATAAGCGGCACACCAACTATTGTCAATAAGATCGTAACAATTCCGATCCTCAGCAGTACTGTTTTTGTGCAGTTATCTGGTGCAACTGGAGGCAGGACTGAGACACTGACTGTTAATGCGAGGACTGGATACACGATTGGGTCTCCAGCTACTTCGACAATTTCATTTGCCGCGCCACCACTTGTCATATCAATCATTGGCGGTACCGAAGCAACTGGATTTACTATTTCAGTTACGGTAGCTCAACCAGTAAACACAATTGTTTACTTGAGCAGATCCTATGCTGGAATTTATACAGTGTTTTTAAACGACTCCCTGACTGTAACAATTTTAGCTGGTTCACTATCTGTTAATTTGCCTTTCGGCGATCGGAAAACGACCGCAGCTTTTGGGAATATTACAGTCGTTATTGATGTGAATAGTCAGAGCTACATTTCGAGTAACAGTACTAACACTGCTACTATTAGCTTTCCTTAATTAATAATTTTAAAATGATTGACGAATCGATCGAGATTATCGGATCGGGTGGTGGATCGCCAACGAGCGTCGAACCATCACTAAGATCGAAATCCCTAATTAACTTTCTGTTCCTATTGAGTGAAGGTGAAATTGCTGGGTTTCCATCGAGCGATAATATTCTCAAATATATCTACGCCAACAATATCTTAATTACTATTTAAAATGATTGATGAATCACTAGAAATTGTTGGAGCGGGTTTCTTTTTATTTGATTGGTTATTTGGCGGTGGCGGCAGCAGTACCCCGACGAGCGTCGAAGCATCACTAAGATCGAAATCACTAATCAACCTGCTCTTTTTATTAAGTGAGGGCGAGATCGCTGGGTTTCCGGTCGGTGACAATATCCTCAAATATATCTACGCCAATAACACTCCCGTCATGAATCCAGATGGGACGGTAAACTTTTTAGGTGTGGTTGCCGAGTGGCGAAGTGGTACTCAATCTGGTAGCAAAGCTGGCGGTAAAAATGGTAGCGGCAGTATCGTTCCCGTTACTACTCCAGGAGCGGAAACGCCGTACAGTGTCAATCAGCAAATATTTAAGAGCTATGGCCCAGTAGTCCGTTCGATTGTTAACAGTTTGGCAACATCGATTAGAATTACTCTTTACTGCCCATCCCTTCAGAGGAGTGATAAAGAGGGAATTATTTTCTATAGCAAGGTCGAATTTAAGATTTATGTGTCGAGCAATGGCGGATCGTTTATGTTGGCGGTTAGCGATAGCTTTGAGGGTCGCACCGCTGGCGGGTATGCACGAGATTATACGATCGATGTGTCGGGATTACCTGCGCCGTGGGCGATTAAGGTCGAACGGGTTAGTGATGATATCCCACCAACGAATACACTAGAGCAAAACTCGCTATATTGGCAAACGTACACAACTATCCTCCAAGACCAGTTTGTTTATCCAAATAGTGCATTGCTCTACGTGGCGATCGACACGACTTACTTCAACGCTCAACCGACGATATCAGTACTATTTAAAGGGCTAATCTGCACCATTCCTTCAAACTACAATCCCACTACTCGAACTTATGTGGGAATCTGGGACGGGACGTTTACCCGCGCTTACAGCAACAATCCGGCATGGTGCCTGCTAATGCTACTCACTAATCCAATCTATGGCTGTGGGCAGTATATCTCGTTAGCTCAGGTCGATAAATGGTCACTGTACACAATCGCGCAATACTGCGATGAACTAGTATCAGATGGTTATGGCGGTTCAGAGCCGCGCTACTCCTACAATCATTACATGACGCAACGGGCTGAAGCATTTACCCAAATCAACACGATTTTATCTCAGATTAGAGGGATTGCTTATTATGCGGGCGGGCAGATTTACTTCGCGATCGATAGTCCCAACCAAAAGCCCGTCGCACTATTTAACGACAGCGACACGGTACGGGAATATGATGAGAATGGGCATCTGAGCCAGCCACCATTTACTTATGATTATGTCAGCCTCAAACAGAAACACTCATCGGCGCGGGTGAGTTGGTATGACCAAAATCAGTTTGGCAAAAAGCGGATCGAATATCTGGATTTGTACGATATTGGCTATGGTGATGATTTTGTTCGTTATGGGGCTGAATCAATCGATGTCGATCTAAGTGGTTGTATATCACAAGCTGAGGCGCGGCGGCATGGTCGATGGCTGTTGGCAACAGGGAGACTAGAGAGTAAGACGGTGTTGTTTGCCACTGGCGATGAGGGTATGGTGCGGAAGCCCTCTGACTTAATCCAACTATTCGACGCGCACGAACAAGGGGCGCGTTATGGGGGGCGGGTTCTGGTATCTACCACCACTCAAATCGTACTAGACGCAGAGGTGACGATCGCTGGTGGGGACGCATTTGTCGTGATGGTGGATGGATTGGAGCTGTCATCAGCCGTTGGCAATCCGCCAGGAGTTTACACTCAAATTACGCTTGCTACGCCACTGTCAACCGCACCACCAGCAGGATCGGTGTGGGGAATTATCGGCGCGGCACAGCCAGAGATATATCGGATTATCTCGGTTGGCAATCCCTCACCTAATAAATATACAATAGCGGCGATCGCATCGAATCCAATCAAATACGCCCTAGCCGATGGCACCGATCGCCTAGTGGCTATCCCAGGGCAAACATTGCCGAATCCACCGACTAATATTGTCGTACAAGTAATAACTGGTGGGTATCTAGTTGGCTGGATGGCTAGTACGTCTACAAATGTGACTAGGTATTATTTAGAGTATGCTATCAACGGATCGAATGATTGGACGCAAATATCAACGACCAACGGTGTGACGAGTATCAGTGTGACGCTACCGAGAAATATTTATGTATTTAAGGTGCGATCGATTGATATTTATGGACAATATTCTACATCGATAGTATCTGCCCCAGCCTACCCAACTAGCGGTATTATTGCGGCCAATAGCCTTACTGGGACGGCGACTCTAGATAGACAAGTGAATCTTGCCGCTGGCACCACTTATTATCTGCAAACCAATTGTGTTAACAGACCTGGATATAGCACTTCTCAAGTCTCCCCTTATGTCGATCGACGCAAGATTACGAGTGCTGCTGGGATTACCAATGAGCTAACCGTATCGCCAGATTACAGAGGGCAGAGTACTAATTTGACCACGCGATCGACACCGTTAACGCTCGATTATATCCCAGCTTATTTAGTAGTTGGCGGTGGTGATTTAACGATAATTAGTGGTGGTATTTACACAATCCCACCAGGAAATTATGTACTGACTCCAGCTCAAATTAGTACGCTGCTCGCTGCAACATCATTTACAGTCGCTGGTACTGCCGTATTGTGGCAATATCCACCTGCTCAAAATCCAATTTTGGGCAGTCAGTGGAGCATTAGCACACAACCGCTCGAACAGATTGGAAATATCACAGCCAATGGTGGATTACTGACAATTTAATTATGGCAAAATTATCAATCGAACAATCATTTAATTTACAAGTTTTTAAGGGTCAAGTTGCTTTGATGTCAAAGGAACAGGCTCAGGAATTTCTCATTAAAATGTATGAATTACAGATCGAAAAGGATAATGCTTACAAGCAATTAATCAAACAGAAGTGGGGGATGGAGAATAAAAATGATTGAAGTATTTGATATCGATCTGACTATATTTGGTGCGGGAATCCAACGATTACATGGCTATGAGGCTGGATATGAAACTAGCGATGGAGGGATAACAATAAGGCCAATCCCGATCGTCTACAATGGCAACAGTTACCTTTCTGCGCCGATAACTGTTGAAGGGTTCGAGATTAGTAGTAAGGGTTTGCCAACTCCTCAGATTACGATTGGAAATATATTGGGACAGATTGGGGCGTTGGTAAAGCTACACGACGGGCTGCAAGGTGCGACAGTGACGCGCACTAAGTTGGCACAACTCCCTATCACACATAATTTTACTAGTAGCGACGTGATGGGCTTGCCGGATGTGTACATCATCGATCGCCCGACCAATCACACCAGCCGATCGGTCACGTTCGATCTCAAGTCTATATTCGATTTAAATAGTCTCAAACTGCCCAAGCGGGTGATTTTTCAGCAATCCTGTAGTTGGATCTATAAATCTGCTCAGTGTGGGTAC